GGGACGGAGACGGCGGGGCCGGGGACGCGCGGCGCGGGAGCCCACGCCAGGCCCGTGGGTTGCCCGGATGCGGCGGTGAGGATCTGCCCGTTGCTGCCGACGCCGAGCCGGGTGACGGTGCCTGCGGCGGTGGCGGCGAGAAGGTCGCCCTTGGTGGTGACGGTGGAGGGCGGGATGCCGCCGCCGTTGGCCAGCACCCACTGCCGGGTGGCGGCCTCCAGATTGCCCACGGGGTCACGGGCGAGGATCAGCGGCCCGGTCAGCGTGCCGCCCGCCTTGTCGAGCTTGCTGGACGCGCCGATGGAGACGGACACCATGGCCGCTGGTCACCTCCCTCGCGCGCCGGACAGGTAATGGGTGTGGGGGAGCGGTTCAGTTACGGGTGTCGTCCGGCTGCTGCGCGGGGGCCTGCGTCTCGCCGTCCTCGGCCGGGGCGGTCTCGGGCTGCGGCTGGTTGCGCGGCTCGACGGGCACCGCGAACGTCAGCGCGGACTTGTCGCCGTCCGGCTCGGAGTGCACCAGCTGCGCAGGCCCGGTCGGGGCGTAACCCTGATCGCGCGCGGCACGCGCGGCGGCGTCGGGCAGCCCGTAGGTCTGCGGGTGCTGTGCGATCTCGTCCGCCGACAGCTCGTGCAGCGGCGCGGAGGAGGCGAGGTTGTACTGCTTGATGAACGTCGCGTCGCCGTCGAAGCCCTCGGCGGGCGCAGCGTCGGCATCGGACTGCTCGTCGGCGCCCTGCGCGTCACCCTGGGGTTGCGCCTGCGCCTCCGCCGGCACCGCCTCGTCCGGTGTGGGGAGCCCCGGATCAGCACCGACCCCCTCGGCGGTGAACGACCCCGACTCGATGGACGGCTCGCCCGCATGCACCTGCTCCGGCGCCAAACCCGCACCCTGCTGCGGCTGCGCCTGCTCGCCCTGAACCTCGGGCGCCTGCTCGTCGCTCACTGCCCTCTCCTCAACGCTTGGATACGAGGGCGTCCGGGCGGCAGTCCCGTTGACCGCCCGGACGCCGGTACGTCAGCGGCCTGCTAGCAGGCGTGCCAGTTCGTGCCGTCGCTGTAATACCGGGCCACACCGAACGCCGCGCTCACCGCGGTCACGGCAGTGCCCTGCGCGGTGCCGCCGATCGTGCCGCCGCCCGTGCCGGTGACGACCTTGAGCACGTTCGTGCCGGTCGCGGTGCCGTTCTCGTCCTTCACGACGATCACCCGGCCCGCGGTGACCGCGTTGCCGTTCGGGATCGTGATCGTGCAGCCGTTCGTGGCGACTGTCGCGCTTGTGTATGCGATCGATGCGGTCGAGGGCATCGTCGCCGTGGCGGCCGCGCCGATCGCGAACCGGCCCGCCGCGCCGCCGAGCGACAGCCCGTACTGCGCGACCAGTTCGCCGGTGGAACTGGTGTAGTCGTCTACGTTGCCGAGGCTGTCCTTGACCTCGTTGCGGTCGCTAGTGCCACCCGCTGTAGCCATGATCGATTGAGTCCTTCCGGAAGTCGGGGAAGCTGATCAGGCCGCGGGTCAGCGGCTGGTGTCGACGAGGATCGAGAACGCCTGCTCCACGCCCGGGGCGAACGCCCGGCGCGCACGGCCCTTGAGCACCGCCTCGTCCGTCAGCGAGATGTTCGGCGGGATGACCTGGAACTCCGGCGTGCCCTGTGGGTTCACCGGGTTCGTGGTGCGCTTGCCCAGCAACATGTACAGCGGGTTGCAGAAGATCATGATCGGGTGGCCGGTGGGCTTCGCCGTCGGCGTCGCGGACAGTCGCGCGCCCAGGCTCCACTTCACCTGGTAGCCGAACAGCCGCGCCGGGCTGTTGCCCTGGCCGCCGCCCGGGAACCCGGCGCTGCTCTCCTGGAAGATCGGGCGATTCTGCGAGTCCAGCACACCGCGCAGCGACTGCTTGAAGTCCGGATGCGCGATCACGAGGGTCTCGCCCTCGTCGAAGTAGTCCCCGGCCTCGTACAGGCCCAGCGTGCTGTTGTACTCGCCGTAGGACGGGGCCGCGGCGGACTGCGTGATGTTCGCGTTCGCGGTGTACCCGGTCGCGTTGTTGGTCTGCGTCAGCAGGTAGTACAGCGAGTCGAACGCCATGCCCGTGCCCGTCTTGGACGCGGTCACGGCCAGGCAGGAGTTGTCCAGCTTCTTCGCGAACGCGGTACCCCACGCGTTCTGCTTGCTGTTGATGATGTTCGCCAGCGAGTCGTTGAGATCCTCTTCCGCGATCCTGTACGCCCGGGTGAACTTCTGGGCGTTCAACGTGACGCTGTCGTTGGTGTTGGTGTCCTCGTTGTACGAGCCGCCCTTGGCGGTGTGATCGATGTCCGAACCGGCGTCACGCGGCGTGCTGCGGCTGTTGGTGCTCATCAGCACCGGCTGGCCGTATGCCTCCACGGCGGACGCCTGCTTGACCTTCTGGATGACGTCCGCGGAGTACTCGACCGGCACCCACTGGTCGAAGTTGTCGGTCGCGCCACCTGCGATCAGGACGATGGGGGCGCCGTTGCTGCGGTAGCCCAGCACCGCGCCGGGCAGGAGGATACGCATATCAGGGCATCGCTTTCGAAGGCCGCCCCCGGGAAAGTCACAGGGACAGGAAGCCGTCACGGGTTGTCCCGGCGCTCGGCGTCACTGGCGGGCGCGGCCCGACCTGCTGGCGCTGCGTCTGGGTTTGTCTCGTGCGGCTCGGCCGCGTACGTCGTGCGAAGCCCTCAGGGCCGTAAAAGATCAGGCCTGGCGGGAGCTACCCACT